TTCAGCATCAAGCCACCACCCTTTTTCTGGGGTTAAGTAAGCCGCTTGGCGACCAAACTGTGAGTATGTGTATTTGCGTTCAGCATTAGACACATCAAACTTGCCAGATTCCATGATTGCATTGGCACTTGCTTCGCTAGTTCCGTGAGAAAACAAGGCTGGAATGTCATTTGCTTTTACAGACTTAAAGCCCTTCAAAACACCAGTGACAAACTTTGTTGCTTTAATAGCTGCCGTTGGGTCAGCAGCCAATTGACCAGCAAACTCTCCAGCTCCAGCAGCGCCTTCACGAGCCTTCTGCATCTCAGGACTCATGCCTGAATTAGCAGGAACAACAGGGCCAACATTGGCATCAAGCCATTTGCTGACATCTTCGCTGGTAGGAGCAATGGTCTTCTGAGCCATGCCTTTCAGGAAAGCATCCAAAGCGCCTTCATCACCGCCACGGGTAATTAGACCTTTGACACCTTGGTACAGCGACTCGATGTCACCAGCAAAGCCTGCGATACCGCTTACCAATCCCTTGCCAGCGCCAGCAGCCGCATCAGCCGCAAGCACAGGAAGATTCTGTCCTACTTCGCTTTTTTGGCTGCGCTTGCCCATGCCAGGCATTGTGAACGCAGGAGTCTCTGTATCAGGCACAGCCATACCAGTCAACTCAAGTCGAGCAGGTCCAGCAGCAAGCTGAACCTCTGGCTCTTGATAGGTAGTCTCTGTCCAGTTTTTAAGCAATTCACGTTCGATGCTCATTGCTATTCCTTAGTTAATACGGTTCTTCTTGATTTCTTCTTGTTGCTTACGCAACTCATCAATCAAGTCTTGGCTCAAGCTCTTGTATTGAGTGAAGTCAATCTGGTCAACAGGAACATTGGTAGGCATCGTAATGCCTTTTGCTTTAAGAGTTGTCTCAATTGCAGTGGTCGCAGCCTCTTGCTTTTGAGTCTTCTTAGTGTTGTCCTTGTCGGCATCAAATCTGCGGATGGCAGATTCAGCAGCTTCAACTGGAGTCTTAAACACCTTGACGCCGTTTGGATCAAGCGTGTACGTTTGCAACTCGGTCGTATACATTGAAAGCAACTTTGTCTCAATAGCACGATTGTCTTGCGTAGCAAACATATTGTCTTTTGTGCCAGCACGACGACGAAGCATGGAGTCAGCATCCTTACCTTGGTCGCTATTGATGGCGTTAACCAATGATGTGTACTGGTGAGCAGACAACTGATCTTGGAACTTTACAGCGGCTTCTGTGCTTGTAATCAACTTGCGGTTTACTTGGTCAATCAATTGACCATACAACGTAGAGTTGCCTGGGCCTTCAACTGGAGCCATGTACTTACCAGCCTCAAGCGGGTTGACCTTACCCATGCGAACACCTTGCTTCGTGATTTCCTCACGACGAGCCATTGATGTAGAAGGGTTGACCAGCTCAAGACTAAGCACACGCCAGTTCTGGTCGTTAGCATTGTCTTCAGCACGTTTACCAAGATCACGAGCAGTCTGCACATCAGAGAAGTATCCGATTGTTTTGTTACGCAAGTCGTTCTTTTGCTCTTGGCTCAAGCTGTTGTAGATTGGAGTCAGCTTACCGAAGTCACCAGATTGGAACTTCTGCACCGCAACACCTGGACTTGGAGCAAACGTCTTGTCGTTAGCCAAAGCCTGCAATGCGCCAATCTTGGCTTTGTTTGAAATCTCAAGTGCTTTGCTGTAGAAAGTGTTGTCGCCATTGAGTTTGCGAACAGACTCAGCAAAAGGCTTCAACTCAGCAGCAATCATCAAACCGATGTCAACTGCTTTACCAGTCTCAGGATCAATGCTTCCAGACTGATACTTAATCACATCTTCAATACGAGCAGCCAAGCCATTCAATGATGTCTCATACTTGGCTTTTTCGATGCCAATGTATGTGTCACGCTCAATGTCAGAAATCTTCTTGAAGGCAGTGTTTGCCATCGTAGCCATAGTGCCACGGTGAGACAAAGAAACTTCTGGGCTGATAGACACCATCAAAGCAGACTGACCATCCATTAGGTCAACCATCTTTTGCTTTGCCTGTTGCATTGACAAACGACCAGTTTGAAACTGGTTTGTAATGTTTGTCAGTTCGCTGCTGGCTTCCAATTGCAAGTCAGTGGACAAAGATTGAGCCAATGCCTTTTGGTATGTGTCTTGGAACACAGAGCCAGCGCCTTTGACTTTCAAAGACTCAGGGTCTTTCATGGCAGTTACCAACTGCTCACGAGTAGGAGGATTTTCAACAGCGTACTTCATCGCCTGCTTCTTGGCTTCCGTCACAGCAGCATCTTCAGCATACGACAGCATACGGTCCAAGTTTGAAGACAGGCTTGACAAACCCTGTGATGCAGCTTGTTGTGGAGCAGTGCTAATGCGAGGCAGATCAGCGACCTGCACGCCAAGCGATTGATAACGTGGTAAATCAGCCATTATGAATACCAATCCATCTTAGGTTGTGGAGCGCCAGGTGTAGCCAATCGTTGGCCACGATAGTATCCCATGCCAGCAGTAGATGCAGCATTGAGCAAGCCAAGTGTCTCTGTTGCACCAGCGCCAGCCTCAAGGCTTTGTGACTGAGCCAAGCCACCATACAACGATGTCTCAGCATTGACTTTAGCCAAGTTGAATTCCTCGCCTGCTTTTTGAGCGTTGACCTCTTGCAATGTCAAAGCACTGCCAGTGTCAGGGTTTACACCGCCTGCCACAGCACGAGCGCGGATTGTTGCAGCCAGTTGGTTCTGACGCTCAAGCACAGCATTGGCTTGCTTGTTGTAGTTCAAAGCACCTTGACGACCTTGCAACTCTGCTTGTTGCGCTTGAAGACGCATACCGACAGCCTGCTGTTGAGCCGATGCCAACGAAGAAGCAGCAGACGCTGCTGCTGCAATATACATTGCGGTTGCGGCTTCCATCAAGTACCTCCGTAGATTGAAAGTTTGTACTCAAGACCAAGCAACGTCATCTTCAACGGCAAGTCTTGACCAATTGTAATTTGTGCATCTTGGTCGTATCCAAGGATACCGCCTACCTTCTTTGTTCCAGTGAACTCAGGCATAGCGTTATCAAGGATGTTGGCAGTGTCCAATGTACGAATTGGAACTAAGTTGCCATTGATAGTCAGATGCTGAGTCTCATACAGCAAAGCGTTAACTTCAATGATGCGCTTGACAAAGCCAGTACGCACACCAGCAGCTAAACGTGGCTCAACTGGCAAAGTTTTGACAGTAACCGTGAACGGCAGTCCAACTTCGTAGCTAGTCGAGCTGGCATGGTCAAACGTAACAGAGCCAGCACCGCTGACAGTCTCATTTGACAGCACGTTGCCATCACAGATGACGTTCAATTCTTCGCCAATATGAGGAAGACTAGAAGCACCAGAAGCAGCACCACCAGTAAAAGCGCAATCAGTAAACACAGAAGTGTCAAACACCTCGACGTAATACTTGTCGACACTGTTGAACGTGCGTTTCACAACAACGTAGACATCTTCAATGTCAACTCCAATGTCTTTAAACAAGCCATCAGTATTGAATCGGCTTGGAGCCACCACCTCTTGCTGGCGCAGGATTGAGTAGACAGCCATCGTTCCATCACCGTTCAACATGAACAGCGTGTCTGATTCCTCAGTTGACGTAGCCTTACGCATCGCCAATTCCTGTGGATTGTTAATCAGATGGCTAGACAGCAAGCTAATGCTGGTGCTGATATACGACTGAGTTGTATCGCTGAACTGGAACTCATTAAGTGCCTTGCCCTGACGTTGCACATACAACGTACCAGACTGCAAGATTTGCACTCGGATGCCCTCACGCGAACCGCTACGGCTCACAGCGCGGACAAAAAAGTTTGATGGCGTAATTGGATCAAGACCAGACTGAGGAACATAGAACTCGCCACCAGTCGTGAACACTTGCAGGTCACGACCAGAGATCATGTCTGTAATGACGTTCAGGCTGTTGGTGTCCAACGTGGCTTCAATGGCATCGTCGTCATAGGCTTGGTCAGGCGTGAAGTCAAAAAACAAATTGACCTTGCTACCCCAAACGGTAGACGGACGAGACTTAGAGCCACCAAAGTACAGACGACCTTCATGAAACGTACAAGTACGAGGCCAGCCTTTTGATGACGACCACACATCCTCATAACCTGACTCATATTCCCATGAGCCAGAAGCAATGGCAGATGTGCTGAAAAACGGAACTTCTGTAACGGCAGTAACTACAGTACCGCTGGTATAGCCAACAATACGAGCGCGTCCTTGTGGGCTTGCGTTGATGTATTGACCAACACTGCCAGACGAAAATGTAGTACCACCAGAAGCAGTCAACGTGATGCTTCCAGACACAGCAGATGGTGTCAGCGTGTACGCTGGATTGCTTGTTGTAATCGTGAAAGCGTACTTAGGAATGCTGGTAAACGAGATGTTGCTGACAGTCCAGCTTGCATCTGTAGCGCCACGAACAATCTTGATTGGGTTGATGTCCTTGTGCGTGATGATGAGCGTGTCAGCAGATTGAGTCCAGCACATTGTGGACAAGATGCTGCTAGTCACGGCAGACACAGCCAAGTAGTCATTGCCAGAGCCATTGATGTTTGTAATCAAAGCCTTGTCTTTGAACACATACATACGCTCGTCAGCAAAGATCAGCATATAGCTGTCATCAACGCTAAATTCAAATGGAACACTGCGAGTGCCATCAGCAGGAGAAGCGCCGCTAGGAATCTCCATGAGGTACTTGAGGCCACCACGACGACGAACACCGCCTTGTGGTTGTACCAATACGTTAGTCAGTGTTTCAGCACCGTTCTGGTATTGCTTTAAATCAACACGAGCGCGAAGCAGTGGATCAATTTCACCGCTGCTAAAGTTTGTTTGGATGCTGACTAATCGTGTCATCAGTTCCTCACTGCGATCAAGCTGAAGTCTTCAAATGCAGCAGATGTGTTACCTTGACCGTCAATCACCATTGCTGTACGGAAGTAACCACCACGACCATTCTCACCAGGTGATCCAACAGCAGTAATCTGCCATTGCTGAGTCTTGCTGATCTGGTCTGTGATAGGGTCAGCCAAGTGCCAAGCCATCATGTACTTGAGCAACTGGATGAAATACGAAGGCATTTCTGACTCCGTAGGAAGATATTGGTAGTCGATAACGACTGTCTCTTGGTTGGTCAGCAGCTTATCACCTTGGATTGTCCAATCAGTGAAAGTGCCTGCGCCAACGGCTGTGCTGTTGTAAGCACGACGAACAGTACCCAAGCGGTCCGATGGAAGCTGGTACTCGTACTTGTATTGGTTGACAGGAGTGTTGATAGTCCGTGCCAACTGGACTTTCTTAAACGAGAAAGACCAAGGGAATGATTGCAGCGTAGACTTCTTCAAGTCTGGATAGATACGATCACAGACGTTGGCTCCATCTGTGCCTTCGTTAAAAGACGAGATTGGAGCTGCGCCAAGCAAAAGCAAAGCGTCAGAACAAACTTTAAGATCGGTATCACCACTTGCCATACATCACCTCTAAATGCGAGAAAGGCCAGCCCCCGAATACTCAGTGACTGGCCTGTTCATTTGACTACTGATTAGTCAGAGTCAGTGTTTGCCAAGGTTGTACCGTCGTTAACGTCAACCACGCCAGAAGCGTTTGACAAGACGTACACCAAGGTAGCCACTGCGGTAGAACCAGTGCTGGTCACGCAGTAGATCAAGTCACCAACAGCCAAGGTGTTAGCCAAGGTGTTGAAGTAACCTGAAGTGTTCACATCAGCGATAGCGTCAGTGGTTGTGTATGTGTAAATGCTAGGAGCATTGCCACGTTTAGAAGCGCCAACGACGTTCCAGCCAGTTGAAGAAAAAGCCATGATTAGTTCTCCTTATTCGCGGCAAGTGATAGCAACAATGCCACCAGCGTCGATTGCAACAGCGCCAGCCGAGAACATCGACGACACCAACCAAGAAGTCTTCTCAGGGATGTAGTTGATTTCAGAGCGAACACCCATGCCTTCAGCCATGCCGATTGCATTCTTGTGGTAAGCGTAAACGACACGGTCAGAGCCAGAGCCGCCACCAGTCAAGCCACCTTCAGTGCGATCACCGATGGTCACAAACTTGAAGCCCAAGAATGTGTCCAAGTCGCCTTGCACCAAAGCCTTCACTGTGTTGAAGTCGCTGG